TTCTAGAGGCACTGGCGTTGAAGTTTCTAAAAAGAAGGTCTACGTTATACGTGACCTGAAGCCGATTGATCTTTAGTCAATCGGTAGTTCACAGTGTATTTTTTACTTAGAAAGTAATTATATAGGATATATGGCAGATCTTTTACCAACCTCAAATCGAAACTCCAGTGCTAATACTAATTTTATATCTAGTATCTTGCAAAGATTGCCATATGTATCGGTAGATCTAGAGGCAGATACTAATAATCCTAAGTACGAACTATTTGATAAGTTGTCTAAGCGTACAGAATATAGATTACTCAATCAGTCTATTATTACCGGCAATGCCATGCGAGAAACGTATGGTGATAGTACCCACGGCCGTGGGTCTTTTGGTTCTCAAAATCCTTATCACAAGTATCTTTATGCCAATATTGATACTGACAAGATTCGCCGCATATCAGAATACAGAAGGATGGCTTCTTTCGCAGAAGTAGCGGACTGTTTAGATGAAATATGTGATGAATTTATTGTAAAAGACGAAAACAATCATATTTTACATCTCAAATATTCTAATTTTTGTGACCTTTCCTCTGAAGAGAAAGTAGAATTGCAAAAAGAATTTGAAAAATTTATAGACATTTACGACCTGGAACATAAAGGTTGGGGATATTGTCGTCAATTATTGGTAGAAGGTGAATTATTTTTTGAAAATATCATCTATAAAGACAAACACGAATACGGAATTATTGGAGTCCTTAGTATTCCAGGTGAATTGATTAATCCGGTATATGACAATATTCAAAATAATGTTATAGAAAACTTCACCTTTCACAAACCAATCAATCTTCAACAGAATCACCAGAAGACCCAAGCTCTTTCACAAAGTCAGGCCAATAAGAGTCCTGCTAATGCTTTGCAGCAGCAAATTATTACTCTTCAAGCTAATCAAGTAACCTATGTTCACTCTGGTTTGTGGAATGAAGATCATACTATTAGGATTCCATTTATAGAAAATTCCAGAAGAGCTTATAAGATGTTATCTCTTTGTGAGGATGCCATCATCATTTATCGTTTGGTAAGAGCTCCAGAACGTCTCAAATTCACCATTGATACCGGCAACATGCCACCAGCTAAAGCGGAGTCTTATATAAAGCAATTAATGCAGCAGTACTATTCTAAACAGGTGTTTGACGGCGGTACTAATGGCACTGGTCCAGTGAGTAATACCTATAACCCTCAGTCAATGTTGGATAGTTATTGGTTTGCACGTAGACCTGGTGAAACTGGTTCAGACGTTTCTGTTTTGCAAGGCGGGGATAATCTCGGTAAATTAGATGATTTGCTGTATTTTGTAAACAAGTTATATAAGAGTCTAAAGGTACCGTCGTCTCGTCTTAACCCTAATGAAACATTTAAGGATGGTGCAGAAATTCTTAAAGAAGAATTAAGATTTGCTAAATTTATAGTTAGATTGCAAAATCAATTGGCTATGGGCATTAAAAATGCTTTTATTAGTCATTTAAAAATTAAAGGTTGGTGGAAAGAATATAAGCTACACGAGTCTTATTTAAATTTTGAATTTAATCCTCCCTCTAATTTCTTTGCTATTCGCCAACAACAATTACAAGAGTTAAAACAAAAGAATTTTTCAGACATGTCTCAAAATGAGGGCATATCAAATATCTTTGCTCAAAGACATTACCTACAATTTAGTGATGCCAAGATCAGCGAGAATATGGAATGGCAGCGTAAAGAAGCTGCGTTTAAGTGGGAATTACAACAAATAGCCAATGCTGGTCCAAATTGGAGAGAACAAATTGAAGCAGCTCAACAGGCTTCTCAAGGAGGTTCCAACACCGGATTTGAAGGCGGTGGAGGAGGAACCAGCCCCTCAGCTATTCCAGAATTTGGCGGCGGCGGTGAAACACCGGCGACAGAAACTCCAACACCAGAAAACTCGTCACCAGAAAACTCGTCACCAGAAGCTAGTACACCTTCTCCAGAAACCCCAGCCACACCTCCGGTTGCCCCTGCTTAGTAGATAAGTAGTTTCATGCCAGTCTTGCCATTAAACTACGGAAGCACAACATTTAATAATAGAATCACCAGTTATGAGTTACTAGCTCAACGAGTTAGAAACATGCTGGGAGAACCTTTGATACAGGTAGAGATTAGTGATGCTCAGATGTATCAATGCATAGATTATGCTTGTGAATTTTTTACTAAATTTGCCGGCACCACTGAAGAATTTTTAATATTTCGTTCAGATCTGTATATACCTGGGCAAGGACTTCCAATTGGAAGATTAATTAATGTTACTCCAGATTTGGGTAATAATCAAATTACAGAACAAGTCACCAATACTACCATAACAGAGTATAATGAAACTATAGGTGATGGAATCAATAGATCCTTTGTAATATCTCACAATTTAAATTCACCAAAGGTAATAACAGAATTGTATAATGCTTTTAATGGACAGCAGGTTTATGCCTCTATCGCTAACATAGACAACAATAATTTACAGGTGTCTTTTAGCTTTGCTATTCCACCAAGTTCTTTTAATGTAGTTGTATTGAATGGGTTGGCTTCTGGTGACACTCCTACCACAACCTATCAAGCCGTATCTAGCAATTCTGGTTGGGATTTTGATATGAACAGTTACCGCAAAGTAGTAGATGTCTACTCTTTCGCAGAAGGCAATAACTCCGGAATTAATACTTTATTTTCTATAGAACATACTATAGCCCAACAGGCTTATTTCGGCCATTTATTAGGCAATGTTGGATATGATTTAATTACTTGGCAAGCTCTAAAAGGTTGGTTGGATTTAAGAGATAAAGTTTTAGCCCTAACTCCTTATTTAAGATTTTATCCCGAAGAACAATTACTTAAAATTATTCCTGAACCAGGCCACAATTCTACTCCCTATTATGGTTTAGTTGGCTGTCATATGCAAAAACCCATTAAAGACATAGTAAGTCAACTGTGGGTATATCGTTATGTTATGGCTCAAGTTAAAATGGTAGTAGCTCATGTAAGAGGCAAATATAGTGGCACTAATTTATTTGGCGGACAAGTAGTTTCTAGTGCCGATTTAATGTCTCAAGGATTGGCTGAAAGGACTGCATTGGAGGAAGAATTAAGAACTAATAAGAGTGCTGATTGGCAACCTCCTAAATTTTTCATAGGATAATTTTGTGAGAAAACGCCTTAACAAAAATTCCAAATATGTACAGGGCAAATTTTATCCATTAAATTTGCCCAAGTATAAAGGGTCTTTGCCTATTATATATCGTTCTAGTATGGAATTAAAGGCCTTTCGTTGGATGGATAATAATCCAAACATCATTAGCTGGGGTTCAGAGTCTGTGGTAATACCTTATATGTCTCCGGTAGATTTAAATAAAAAAATCCATCGTTATTTTGTAGATTTAGTGGCCCATTTAAGAGACAAAGAAGGAAACATTAAAAAATTATTAATAGAAGTAAAACCATCTAAACAAACCACTCCACCGGTGGTTAGTCCTCGTAAAAATAAAAGGACTATGTTATATGAACAAACTCAATTTTTAATTAATACAGCTAAGTGGGAAGCTGCTCAAAATTGGTGTAAACGAAATGGATATATTTTTTTAATTCTGACTGAAAAACACTTAAAATAGGGATAAGAGCCCCTCTGAGTATAAATATCTTATAAGTTAATATGAGTAACAATGTATATCGCTTGTTGGTTGAAGAGCCCACCTATGAAGTGAAATATTTAATAGAAGAAAAAAATCGCAACACTCCTTCTAATATGTTTATTCACGGTCCATTCTTAATGGCAAATGAAGCGAACAAAAATCGTAGAATTTATCCATTGGAAGAAATGGTTAAAGAAGTTAATCGATATACTGTAGAGATGATTAATAATCAGAGAGCAACTGGCGAATTAAATCATCCTCAAACTCCAGATATTAATTTAGAAAGAGTCTGTCATATGATGACAGAAATGAGACAAAATGGAAACATTTTTGAAGGTAAATCTAAAATTCTTTCCAACCCAATGGGCCAGTTGGTTCGTAGCTTAATTTTAGATGGTGTAAAATTGGGAGTATCTAGTAGAGCCCTTGGAAAATTGGAGCCAGGTAAAGACGGTAATAATAGAGTTTCTGATTTTAAATTGGTAGCCATAGACGTAGTGGCAGATCCTTCAGTTCCCACAGCATTTGTTAATGG